ATTTTGCCTTCGCCTTATTCCTTTCGGAAATTGCTCTAGCTTTTGCCTTTGCGTCAGCTTTTGAGGAAGCCCCCCAAGCCTTTAACGAAAGAAGCAATCGAGTCGGTTCACCATTCTTGTACTCAGGGCCATCATTGCCAGCCATACGAGCCAAAAAACTTGCTCTGCGAGGGTTGTCCCCCGACTTAACTGGTGCTTTCAGATTACCACCAGTTTGTGCATTATAAGACGCTCTCCCCTTAGCATTCAACCCCCCTGATTTAGATTTTCCTTCATTTCTAGTCCATGCTGGCGTTTTTGGCATTATTTTTCTCCATAACTGCTTGACAAAGTTTTACAAAATCTGCATCTGGAAGATTGTGCTTTGCAACATTTGCCGCTCGACAAACCAACTGAACATTACCAACAATATATCCAATTGAGGAATCTATTCTGTCTATACTGCAATTTGTTGGAACAACGCCATTTGCTAATTCCATTGTCATTTCCCAACCTGTTAAGGCGCATTTGCCGTTTTGAGTAGCCCAAAGCAACTCAAGAGCATCAATTGAAATAACTTCCAAACCTTTTTTACGCTGAACAGCTTTACCTCTTAAATATTGCAAATATGATCGAATTGACTTTGTTCTCTTAAATGCAACATATTTGAGCTTGTCTTCACCCCATGTTTTTTTGTGATAAGAGGCTTGTTTTACAGATATGCATTCTTTACACCAAGAGTTATATTTTGGTGTTCCATCAACTTTTTTGCCAGATGCATTAAAAACCAACAAAGATTTTGTTACACCACAATTTGTGCAATGTTTTTCAGTTTTTTCAATATTTGCCCAAGCAGGTGATTTAGCCATTATTAACCTTTTGGATTTTTGCCCTCGGAGCGTTGCCAAGCAGGAGTTTTCATCACTTCACCTTTTTAGGTTTCTTTGCAGTCTTTGCCGCCTGTTTAAAGTCTGCCGCTGTAGGTGCGGCTTTAGACCCTACCTTGTTCATCTTCTCGCCTGAACCAGCTTTGATTCTGGCTTGCTTAGCATGGATGTTGGCGTAGAGTCCTTGTTTCATTTCATCTTCTTCTTTGGCTTAGACATCCCTGCTTCACTCAAAGCAATGGCAACTGCTTGGCGAGGGTTCTTTACGACCTTGCCACCTTTGCCAGAGTGCAATTCACCCGCCTTATATTCACGCATTACCTTGCTGATTTTGGCTTGTGTTTTGGTCTTTTTCATTTGCCACGACCTGATTTCTTCATCATGTTAGTAGCAGTTCTGCCACCACGCATAGGCAAACCTTTAGGTTTTCCAATAGCAACCATGATGGTCACAGGAACACCCTTCTTTTTTCCGTATTCTTTTGCTTCTTTCTCCCCTTTTTCAGAGTAGGGAAACTTCTTTTTTCCAACCATAGGCATAGTGTTCTCCTTATTTCCAGAGTCGGTCAGCCACAAAGGTAATCACACCGCCCATGAATGAAGCGATGGTCATACCCATCCAAAAACCACCTTTGCCTTTGTTGGCAAGTTCAAGTAAGGCTTTTACATCTGTGCTTAACTGGTGCATCTCCTTTTGGAGTGCCTCTACTTGAGCCTCTAATTTGCCAAAGTCTCTTGCGTCAATATCAGACATTTATAACCTTTCTGGGTCTACCCATACGCTTGATTGTTGGGATAACAGGCGCACGGGCAAGGTAAAGGTCACAGTGTTACCTGATTGAAGACAGCGAAAAGTAGCCATAAAACCCCTCAAATGAGAAAGGGGGGACTAGCCCCCCTATCCTTACACCATGCGAACCACAACGATTCGCAAAGTTGAAGATGCCAAATCCACTGTTGAACCTGACTCGTTTTGAATGCGGAACTTGACGGTATTGGCGGCACTGACATAGCCAGTAACTGTCAAACCAACCAAATCCACACCCAAAGATGCACCAATAACCATGTCACCCAAAGCGACACCAGCCACTGTTACATCGTCTGTTTCCCCTGCGCCATCGACTAGCGAACCAGCGTCAAGGGTTGCTTTTACCGACCAAGTATCAGAGAACAAACCCCGAAACTGGTCATTACCTCTGCGTGAAACTACTGCTGAAGCGGTTGCCATTTTGATTTCTCCTAATTAGGTTAAAAAAGTCCCCCTACCCCTATTGCTAGAAGTAGGAGGGACAACTGCAATTAGGCTGGAACTGCCAAAGCAAAGGCAGATGAGGACAATGCCGCACCAGTGGAAGCCGCCGCACGAACTGCCTTCACTCCATACAGAGTGTCAGATGTGAACAGTGTGGCAAGGTACTCTTGCTTGTACTGGACTTGTGAACGCACAGCAATTTGCTCAACCAGAACCATTGAATCCTTGTGAGCATTGCTTGTTGTGAATACAGGGATACCGTAGAGGTTGCCAATTTCACCATTGCGGATTGCGTTTCCATCACCCACAAATGCTTGCTCGGTATAGCGAGACAAGCCCATCAAAGTATTGCGACTTGATGGAGGAATGATGAAGAAACGACCGTCCATTGGGGTGTCGTTGTCATCCAAACGCTGAATAGTTCTGCGAATGGCGGCATCTGTCAATGCGGCCGCATTGGAAGTTGAACTGTTATAGACAGTTGTGCCATCACTACCAACAAAGGCTTTGGTGGATGCGGTGGCAGTAGCGTAATCGTTTGTACCAACGGTAGCACCGTTGAACGCACGACCCAACTGAATCAAGTCAGTATCAACTTGTTTTGCCAAGGAATAGCCAGCGTCTGAGGTGTAGAAGTTACGCAAGCTGTTCAAGGCTTGGGCTTCAACGATGTCCTCAATCAGACGAGAATATTCGTAGTGCTTGTTGATTGACACTTGAACTTCTGTCTCTGTGGCGGCAATCAAAGTGACTGCTGTCTCAGCGGCTTTCAATGAAGCTGTACCACGGGTAGGTGCAGGGATGTGAACCACATCACCCTTCTTACCTTTGAAGTTCATCTTCATTACTAGGTTTGCCAAAACCAAGTTTTTCTTGTAAGCCGCAATAATCTCATCACTCGGAATACGCTTGGTAAATTTCATCACTCAAGGCTTCGTAACGAGCAGGGTCAGTCATCTTCAGCCGAATTAGATCAGCCCTTCGGTAAACTCTTTTTCCAGATTCCCCTGTGCCACCCACATCAACACTTGCGGCTTTAAGGCTTGACTTGCGCTGAGTTTCCCCTGCGTCAGATGTCTGCTTTGCCTTAACGCCCTTCAACTGTTTGTAAGTAGTCAACAATTCGTTGGCACTGTCGTAATCGAATTCACCATCTGCTTTTGCGTACAAACCAATGCGAACAGGTGAAGATTTCACCCAATCCACAAAGTCTGAGTCTTGAACAATCTGACCGAAATCAGGGTGTTCTTGCGCCAGCTTTTGCTGAATCTGCATCTTTTTGAAGTCTTGACTGGCTTGTCTAGCCGCCAAAACATCAGGATGGTTGTCAACAGTTTTACGAACCGCCTCTTTAGGATTCTCAAAAAAGTCTACTTCTGGCTCTTTTTCAATAGTCTCTTGTTTAGACGACAGATTTTGCTTAATCAGTTCATCTGCCAGTTTACGAACCTCTGCAACCTCATTGCCTTGGCGAGAAATGACTTTCTCAGCCTCTTGGTGCATCTTGACTACTTCTTCAAGGGTTTTTTGCCTGTATTTCTCGGGCAAGTCCTGAAGTTCAGTCTGTTGCTTCTTGCTCTCAACTGCTTCTAACTCACTTAGCGTCTGGTCATCATTGTCAACAATCGACATATTTTTTCCTTTTCCTGCCGTTAATCGGTTTTAGGACATTAAACTCGGCATTTCTGCTTATGAGTTTTGCTTGCGTTCAGACTTTAGTTTGTCAAGATGGCTTTTCTCGAACCTTCCATGCGCTGATGGAAATGCTCCAGACCACAAGATGGAAAGTTCTCCTTTGCGGAACTGCAAGGTCTTTTCATCAGGAATTACGCTTATATTATTGAGTGACTCTATCATATTGTCAATATCAATAATTAAATCCTTCCAACCATCCATCCCCATCATCTCAAATCTGTTGGAGTAATATTTGTCAAGTTCTGGGGTCATAGAATTCATCCAAGTAATCAGCTAATTTTCTTAAAATTTCAGAATTGTCTTTTGCGTTACCTAATGCCATATTACAATTTTGGCATATTAAGCCACGCATTTCATTACTCTTATGACAATGGTCAACAACTAATCTACTCATGTGACCATCACCAGCCTCAACTTCACATACTTTACACTTATTTCCTTGTTTTGCAACCATTAAGTTATATTCATGTTGTGTAACGCCATAAGTTCTTCTGTAGTGAGAATCCCTGCCATAAACCTCATAATGACACTTTTTACAATGTTTGTAGTAACCATCTTTGTAGCGTACATTTTTTAAAAATTCACTAAATGGTAATACTTTTGTAGGTCAGGACTCATGGCATAGCCGCTTTTATTGCGTCAGCAGTTGTTGCCGCATCAATGGCAGTCTGCATGGTGGCGTATTTATCACGCACAGCTTGCCTTGCCGCTTCTGCCGCTGTTGCTTCAGATGGAATGGTTGCTTTGATGTCCAAAGGCGCAAATTCAAGCGTTCGTGCTTCTCTGCGCTTGTCGTGAGCAATGGCTTTGGCTTTGTCAATGTTGATGGTAATCATTGGGTCACCTCGGTAAAGTCAGCCTGCCACGCATTCCGAAATGTGCGGTCTGTTGGAATGTCAGCGACATCCACAATTTTGTAGGGCTTGCCAGTAGGAACATCTTTGGCGGCAATTTCCTCAATGGTTAAACCGCACTCAGCGGCGGGAATGATGATTGCAACACCATCGTCTGTTGGGTAAATTATCCTTGAGTTCATGATTGTCCTTCAGCGGAAGATTGCTACATTAGCGTATAAAGCATCAACTACATTGCCGTCAGATGCAGCTGTTGATCCAAAAAAAGTTGAAATTCTTATTGCGGAGGTTGTCGGAGCAACTCCACTTTTTATGTTTATAGCAGAGCCACCTCTTACACTACCGCCTTGGTCGTCCATTGTTAAAGTAGCAGAGTAATTTGCATCACTCATTGCAGTAGTAAAGTTGATTGTGTAATCACCTGTGCCGTTATCCGTGATACTCGACACATTACCACTTGCACGAATAGCCACAGTACCTGTGCCATTGAAGTTCACCCAAGCACGACAACCATAAGCAGTAGCAACAGAGCCGTAGCCTGAGTTAAATTGCAGATTGGCACTAGAGTCGAGTCGCATAGATTCCACGCCACCCTCAGAGAAAGCAATGGTGTCAGCGGCAGGAAAGAAAATACCTGTGTTTGCATCTGTTCCCCTTATAGCAGGGGTTGCGGCAGAACCGTCAACATCTGAGAGTCCGTCTGTGCCGGAAAGAATTAGAGTCATTCTGTCACCTCATCTGCTGG